TGCAACAAAATAAGCCGCATAAAACCGCAAAACAGCCCGTGTCATTGCGGCCATTGACATCTGATGATTGCCGACCATTTCTTTGTTCAACATTTTGAGTTTGGCGTTTTTGGCATGTTCGATGTTGATCAAATCTTGAGCGGAGGCTTGCCCAGATCGCTTAATTGTCTCATAAGAAGATATTATAGCGGCTTTTTGAGCAGCAATTGCTTTCGTTGACTGGATTCCGAGGGTGTCATAAAGAGGGTTTTTGGCCATCTGGATGTTCGCGGCATTGATTTTCGCAACCATCCCTGAATGGGCACGATATTGTTCTTCAGCGGAAACTTTGGCTCTATTAGCAATATAATTATATGCGTTTGTCGCCTTTTGCCGCATCCATGAAAACTCTTGAGCGGATTTAACATTAAGGTCTCTGAAATTTTTTTCAATATTAAGCGTGGTGGTTTTTGCGTCAGTCAATAACCGCTTTTGAGCATTAGTGTACGGCAGATAATCCAGATCAAGTTCAACATAAATTGTCCCGACTCTTGCACCCATAATTCAGCCTTTACACGTTCCCATTTTTGATTGCCGTTACAGCATTCTTTTTCCTTGCATTCCATGCTGGTCTTAAAAACGGTTGCTTTACAGCAGGCCCGCCCCACCCCGTTGATGACGTTCCATATTCAACCATAAAAGCCCAGTATATTTTAAAATTTCCAGCGTAAACCCTGACGTTACTTCTTGTTACCGTATGCTTACTGACCCTTCTGATAGTTGACCTTAAACTACCTGGCTGACGCCCCACCCATCGCTTGCTGGTGCGAAACCTTACGAGCCTTCCTTTGTCCCTGCCGGTTTTCGGTGTGAATGAAACATCGGCTGATGCCCATCCATCCGGCCTTGAAATGTGCCCTCTCGGACACTTGGCTTTCGCTAAACCGACAACATCATCCATAAATTCAAGCGCATTCCCAGTCACTTGGCTTTTTATTGCTTCAAAAACTTCCGGTGCTTTCCAGTTCGCTACCCTCATTACCCACCGTCCTTTTTCGCTGCCCGTTGTCTCTCTTGTTCATGAGATATTTCAGAAGCCACCGCCCGGCCCGCCATCTTCACCATGTCAAATATCAACTGCCGTTTGCGGCCACCTTTAATCCCGCCTGTAACCCTAATCGCTGTTTCAATGGCTGGTCCTGAAATTGTCATACGCTGTGACTCCATCCCGCCGGACATAATCCAATCATCTGAACATCTGGAATACACCCGGTAAATAATCTCATTTTCAGGCATCAGGTCAACCCGGCATGTATCACACGGCGGGTCAACCTGTTCGATTATCGTGCCCGGTCGGTCCCACGGTGCCGGGGTGCTTACTTCTCGGTATGTTTCCCGGCACTCTTCGCAGCTTTGCCTTCCGATACAGGCCGCCCAGACGACAAAGCTGATGAGTTTTTTGCCGATTCGCCATCCATCTCGACACTTTCCTCATCAATCCGGCGTAAGCATTCCGTTAAGAATCTTTGAAAAACCGGTACGCTACACATTCTGATTTTGTTTTCAGTGGTGCATTCAAGCACATCACCTGTTTTTTTGTCTTTAAACCCTTCAAACGAAACAATCGCGTAATCGTTTGCACCATCAACCAATGCCTTTGCCTCATCTTTGGTAAGGTCTTTGTTGTAAGTGACACGGTTCATGGCTCTTGTTTTCGGGTTTAAAACCATTTCAGCCTGTTGTTTACGAGGATCTGCAAAAAACTTCTCATAATACGGCTGATTTGATCTGACAGTGACGTATCCGTCACCTTCCGGTTCGTTGTAAACCGGCTCATTTGTTGCGGGATTAATGGTCGAAGTGAAAAACTGAAACAGATAACCTGTGTTGTCTAAATCTAAAAACATAATAAATGCCCCTTTCGAATAAAAGTGTCGCCCCTGTTTATAAAATAATGCCTGGAACTCCCAGTCGGGGCACCACTGGTTTTTCGGCGGATAATATCAACCTATCCAGGCAGTTTGATTAAAATTTGCCAGCGTGTAGTTTACATGCTGCACCGGGGGAAGCCTCAGTTGTAAGTTGAGATGTGGTGCCAGCGATATCAAGTGTAAGAACTCCCGCCTCGGCAGTCAGTATCAAATATGTACCATCGTTGGAAGTTGAGCCTTCGATAATCAAGGTCTGTCCGGCAAGAAACCCATCGGTCACAAAACCACTATCTGAATCGGTAATTGTCCCGCCAATTGTGGTGGGTGTCGCAGATGCAACGAAATCCCATGTTGGTGTTGCGGCATCTGAGGCATGAACGGTAAAGTAGGCGTATAACCCATTAACAGACCATGAGCCGGAAAATGGGTATGTCCCTGCTTTACTTACCTGTCCGGGGGTATGAGCAATCACCTGAAAACCAGCGGCGGAATCAGATGCGGTATCACATGCCATGAAATCACCAGCAGCCGTACCAAGATAAATACGGGCATCTGTGAATTTTGTGTTCGCAATGATGTATGCCTTTAATTGATCCTGGCCGAGAGTGTCCCCGAGGACCATATTTCCAGCATAACTGATATCGCCATGCTCACCACCACCCACATCATTAACCGCGAAATCCACCCCAAACTCTTCTGTTTTGATTTTTGTCCTGGTAAGTCCAGGCAGTGTTAATTGGTTCAACCCTTTGATGGTCGCCTGGCTTGCGGTTCCGTACTGCAAAACCAATGAGGCGTTTACACCCAACATTCTGTTAACTTCTGTCATGATTAATTCTCCTTATGTTTTTTCAGTTAAAATATCAAAATCAACAGCATAATGTCTTACAAACGTTTCACCCGTTGCCGTTGTTACAGGCTCAACCATCGTCACTAAATTTGTTTCCTGCATTAAATAAACAATGCCGCCGTCCATCTTTAAACTGCATTCATCCATCAATAACGATAACTGCCCGTATATTTGTTTAATCTCTACGGAACTTGTGTTTTCGCTAAATATCGAAAACTGTATTGATGTGTTTTCAAAATTTTCAGTAAACGTTTTTTCTTTTTGAGACGAAACAATAAACCACACGATATAAGGGTATCTTGTATTTGAAGATGCAAAATCTTCATATATCCTACCACCAACAAGTCGAGACAACCTTGCGCTTTTGAGTTTGCTATCTATCGCTTTTGTTAAGTGTTCCATATCAACCCTGATCTATCTCAAAGCCACGTTCGTCTGCGGTGCTATCCCAATCTTCTGCCGCCTGTGCTGCTTCGTCTGGCGCTCGTCTGGCAACCCTCATAAACACCCTGTCGTTCTGCCCAAACTCTTCACGTTCTGCCCAATGGAAGGCAACCCAATCTGTGCGTGTTATGTCAGACAGGTTTTTTTCGATACGTTCCATGTCAGATCACCTCCTTGCAAAGAATATCCAGCCATGTGTTGTCTTCATCCGGGTTAACAATGCCAAGAATGCTAAAATAGCGGCGTTTATACTGTATCCGATATGTTGAACGCACAGCCCGTCTAAATCTTATCCTGACACGATGGCTTATCTCACCGACCGTCTGTTTATCTCTTACCTGTTCTCTTGCTGACACCGGCCAAATAGCCGCCCACACGGTTACGATATCAGCCCACGTAGTCGTAAATCCACCCACATTGTCAGATGCTTTCACGGTCTTCTGAATCGTGATCCTTTTATCGAGCTTATTCAAATTCATCATAGAGCCTGTGACTGCATGTATAAAAATCAATAATGTTTTTATATAACTCACTTTTTTCAAACCGATGCCATGTGTTTTCGGCTACAAACAAGATCGCTGTTTTCAATTCTTCAGGAACAGTCGTGTACCCACATACAAACGTTATCGTGATCGGATTTGACGCATATAGTGTTCCATGCGGCCATGTCCCTTCGGAAGGCAAAACGATTCTTCCGCACTGATCGCCATTGATTTCAACTATATAGTCAATATTTTCCGTCAACGTGGTCTCTGCCCTGTCTTCATCTTTCCATATAATACTGGTAACTGATTGAAGATTTCCATAAGGAATGGTGATAAAGTCATCAACCGGCCACTTCTTTAAAATGTATTCCCATGTGGCCGTACCGATTTGCCTACGGGTTATTTCTTCAACTCTCGATATTGCGGCATCTAAAAGCCTTTGGAGTAACGAATCTTCTTCACTGGTGGGCGTGTACTGGATCACATTGGCACCAAACTCACATGCGGCGGTTAAAACCTGTGCCACAACACGTATATAGTCCTTGCCACCCGTGTATTCCAATTCATGCGTATGGTTATCGTTCGACTCGCTGATTGCGTCAAAAGCGCC